TGATTTTAAAGATACTGGTAATTTATATGAAGATTGCGATGTAGCATTAGCTTTATTTAATCCTTATAAATTAAAAGTATATGACCATATGGGATATGATATTAAACAATTTGTAAATGCTAAAGGGCATAATAGATTTAGGTCTATAACTGCTTTGAAAAATACCTATGGTATTGATGATTTTAGGGTAGGTTATGCCTTTTTAGGTGAAAATGGATTATTTGGAGAATTACCAATAGCTGATCAAATGGAAAATAAAGATTATGAGCGAATTAGAACATTATAATTATATAAAACCTACCCACTATGAATTATGGAGTGGGTGTGAAGCTTTTGATATTTTGAAAAAAGTATTAACAGAGGAAGAGTTTAAAGGGTTTTGCAAAGGAAATATCCTTAAATACCAACTAAGAATTGGTAAAAAGCCCAATGAACCTATTGAAAGAGATAGAAATAAAATTAAAATTTATGAAGAAGAGTTAAAAAAGTATAATAAATATGAGTATAGTATTACCAAAAAAGAAAATCAAAGTAACTAATAAAAATCCAAGAAAGTTTATATTGTATTCTCAACCTAAAATGGGTAAAACAACAGTATTATCTCAATTGGATAATTGTTTAATTATAGATTTAGAGAATGGGAGTGATTTTGTGGATGCGTTAAAGGTAAAAGCTAACAATCTAAAAGAATTTTATGAAATAGGAGAAACTATAAAAGCAGAAAACAAACCTTATAAATATGTAGCTATTGATACAATTACAAGGTTAGAGAAGTGGTGTGAAGACACCGCTAAAAATATGTATAAAAAAACACCTATGGGTAAAAAGTTTGCAGGAGAATCTGTATTAACTTTGCCTAATGGTGCTGGTTATTTATATCTAAGATTGGCATTTGAACAATGGTTAGAATATGCAAGTTCTTTAGCAGAACACGTAATCTACGTTGGTCATCTTAAAAATAAACTTATAGAGAAAAAGGGCAAAGAAGTTAATGCAAAAGACTTGGATTTAACAGGTAAAATTGCATCTATAACCTCAGCCAATGCAGATGCTATAGGTTATTTATACAGAGATTCTGAAAGTAAGCTTAAAATTAATTTTCAAGCACAGGATGAATTAATTGCAGGTAGTAGATGTGAGCATTTAAAAGGCCAAGATATAGAATTTGACTGGTCTAAAATTTATATTGATTAATTTAAAAAAGTAAAATAAAAATGGAATTTTCAACTAAAGGTTTTGAAAGAAAAGAGAGAGTGGGACAATACATTAAGCCAGGAATCGCAGAAATGCAAATAACTAAGTTAGAGTACTTTGAAAGCTCTAATAAGAAAACTCCTGGTATTAGAATGTATTTTGAAGGGCACCCTATGGAAGAATTAAATGGGGAAGGCCAAAAGATGGATTGTGATTTTTGGTTAAGTGAAAAAGCTTGGCCTTATACTCAAGGAAGTCTTTGTGATATTGCAGATGCTTTAGGAGTAAGAGAAGAACTGGATAAAATCAAAGTAAGTGGTGCTGAAGAATATATTGTAGCAATTTCTACTATTTTCGTTGGAAAATTTGCAAGATACCTTGTAAATGGTGAAGAAATTGAAGGTTCTGACGGTAAAGAAAACTGGGTAAAAGCAACTTTACCATTATATCCTAAAGTAGAATCTTTGGATGTAAAAGAAACTAAACTATTCTTTGATGCAAACAAACACATTCAAAGACTTGTAGTGCCAGATGTAGAAGAGATGATTGAAGGAGAAGAAACAAAAGATGATTTGCCATTTTAATATTAATTAAATGATTATGGGGGCATTAATTTGCCCCCTTATTTAATATGTATACTACAAAAGGATATAGCAAACTAACTAAAGAAGAAATTCTTTTAAGAATAACGCCTATTGACATTTTTAATTATTATATAGATAATTTTAAATCAACTTCAAAAAGTTTTTGTAGTGAATTAAGAGTGGATAAAAATCCTTCTTGCAGAATTAAAATCTATAATAATGGAAAAACTATTTATAAAGACTTTGGAAATAAAGCTACTTTTGATTGTTTTTCTTATGTACAAGCTAAATATAATGTTAATTATTTAGAAGCATTAAAAATAATTAATAATGATTTCAATTTAGGCTTAGATGGAGTCCCAAATGTAGCTCCTTCTCCTGTATTATTAGGAATTTCACCTAAAAAGGAAGAAAAAATAGAAGAAAGAACACCTATCCACATTAAAAGAAGAAAGTGGAATAACTATATAGATAAAGAATATTGGGGTTCTTATCATATAACTTGTGAGATATTAAACAAATTTAATGTTTATCCTTGTTCTCATATCTGGATAAAGAAATATATGTTTAAAATAAGTAATAGTAATCCGGCATATGCGTATAAATTAACAAATAACATTTTTAAAATACTATCCCCTTTCTCATCTAAAGAGTTTAAATGGGTTAGTAATACAACTGAATATGATATTCAAGGGTATAATCAATTGCCTGAATTTGGGGATTTACTAGTAATAACAAAATCTTTGAAAGATGTAATGGTTTTATATCTTTTAGGATATACAGCAATAGCCCCTCAAAATGAACAAATAAATATTCCTGATGAAATGATGACTGAGTTAAAAAATAGATTTAAAAAAATTATTCTATTTTATGATGATGATCCAGCAGGAAATATGGGCAGAGAACTTATATGCAGCACTTATAATATTTCTTCAGTAATTTTAAAAGGAGAATCTAAAGATATCTCAGATTATATAAAAAATAATGGGATAGAAAAAACTAAGATTCTGTTAAAAGAACTATTAGAATGAGAAGAAAATTTAAAAAAGGAAAAATAAGAAATGCTACTAAAGTTGTACAAGATGGAATAACTTTTAGAAGTAAATTAGAATTATATACGTATAATAAACTAAAAGAACACAACATTAAATTTGAATACGAATCAACGAAATTTGTTTTAATTGATAAATTTACGTATCCAAAAGATAGCTATGAATCGTATAAAAGTAAAGGAGGTAAAAAGTTTGATAAAAGAAGTAACAGTATAAGGCCTATGTCTTATTTGCCTGATTTTATTAATCAGGATGATAGATGGATAATAGAAGTAAAAGGATTTGCAAATGATGCTTTTCCTTTAAGATGGAAATTATTTAAGTTTATTACTAAAGATAATCCATATACTTTATTTTTACCTTCAAATGCAAAGGAAGTAGATGAAGTAATAAAAATATTAAAAAAAATAAAAAATGAATAGATGCAATACACTAATGATTTTAAAACAAAGGCTTTTAGGATTTTTAGGTTTACAGGTAAATTACTTAAAATTATAAAAGCAATAGAAAACAATAAACATAATCAAGTAAGACTATTACTAGAAGAACTAGTTGATGACCCAAAACTATATACAAATAAATTAAATAGAATGGGTGTAAGATATGAAGTTAAAGACTCTAAAAAATATGCTCACCAAGATAGAGTAGATTTATATAGTGAGTTTATGGAAAATTATACAGTATTTTTAGATAAAAAGAAGAGAAATGAAGTATTTATTAATTGATGGAGATTCTTTAGCTTATATGGCAATGAATAGTGATTCTTTTGAAGACGCAACTCATTATATAGACAATTTAATATATGATATGTTACTTGCTAATAAATGTAAGAAATATTATATATTTCTAAGCCAAAAATCTTTTAGAAGAGATATTTCAACTTTAAAACCATATAAAGGAAATAGGAGAAAACAAGAAAATGTATTTCTTCCTTCCTTATTAAAATATATAGAAGTTGAACATAATGGAGCAAGTGTTTATAAATTAGAAGCGGATGATTTAGTTTCTTACTTTAAAAAGAAAGATCCAGAGAACAGTATTATATGTAGTATGGATAAAGATGTACTTTATCAAAGCCCAGGAAAACATTATAACTATAAAAAGAAAGAATATTCTGTAACTTCAGAAGCAGGAGCAATTTGGTTTTTATGGAAACAAGTGTTAATGGGAGATTCTACAGATAATATAACAGGAGTTCCTGGTATTGGAGAGAAAAAATCAAGTAAAGTTTTATATGAAACAGTTTTAAATGAATATATTAATCATTTTGGTACAATAGAAGGTATAAATAATTTCACAGAAACTCTAAATTTAGTATATTTGCTAAAAACTGACGAAGATATGATTAAAAGAATAGGTAGTTTACCAGAATTACCTGAAGGGAGAGAAGTTGATATTAAGAGCGAAATTATTGAATATATAGAATGAAAAATAAGTGGTCTGCAAGTGATAGAACAAGGACTTATACTTATATTTTTCCAATGTTAGGCGGAAATTATCAAGAATTTAAGTATGTAATAAATGCTTATATTGGTGATTCCTCTTGTCCTGGCTTAGAAAATAAGATTTTACTTCTTTTATATAGAAATATCAAGGATTTAGAAGAAAAGGAAGATTTTGAAAGAAGGGAACAGATATTAGTTATTGACCCTAACTTTTACAGTATGTATGATGTAACAGATAGTTATAAAATGTATTGTTTTAATGTTCCTTTAAAATGGAAACCAGCTTACTTTTTATTTAAGCAAGGTAAATATTCTAAATTTCCTGATTTATATAAAAGACACTTATTAAAATTTCACAATTTAACAACTAAAAGTGAAGTAGGAAAAGTATTGTATAGGGCTGAAGAGCAGTATGAAAAGTGGGAAAGGATATTGAAGACCCAAATTAGTAGAACACAAGAAATAGGAGATATGCCTGATTTAGTAAATAGAGAAACTTTCAATAGAGAAATGCTATTTAAAGAGTCAGGATTTTGGATTTAAGATAAATTATAAAAATAAATGAATAACACAAAAGAAAAGTATAAATTATTATCAGATGTGGTTGTATATACTAAGTATGCTAAATATATTCCTGAATTAAAAAGACGAGAAACTTGGGAAGAAATTATTGAAAGGTATATTACAATGATGGCTGTAAAATATGGTACAGATGGAGATAGAAAATATTTCTTAGAAGAAGAAAGAGAAACTATCTTTGAAGACCATTTTATTGCCGGTTTATCTGATTTTACACAAGATATAATAGAAAATGGAAAATATTTATTAAATAAAAAAGTGTTGCCTTCTATGAGGGCAGCACAGTTTTCAGGTGAAGCTATACAAAAAAATGAAGCTAGAATTTATAATTGTTCATATATGCCTATGAATGATTATAGAGCATTTAGTGAATTAATGTTTTTGCTTCTTGGCGGAACAGGAGTTGGATACTCTGTTCAATACCACCACGTAGAAGATTTACCTGAAATAAGACAACCACTCAAAGAAGCTAAATATTTAGTAGGAGATAGTATAGAAGGTTGGGCTGATGCTGTTAAACAGTTAATGAAAGCTTATTTTGGTATGATTAAAGTTAAACCAAGATTTGATTATAGTGATATTCGACCTAAAGGTAGTAGATTAGTTACTGCAGGTGGAAAAGCACCTGGCCCAGAACCTTTAAAAATCTGCCTAACAAAAATAGAGGCTTTATTAAATCAAAAAGAAGAAGGTACTAAATTAAGTTCTTTAGAAGTACACGATATCTGTTGTTATATTGCAGATGCTGTATTAGCAGGTGGTATTAGAAGGGCTGCCCTAATATCATTATTCAGTTTTGATGATGTTGATATGGCTACTTGTAAACACGGAAGTTGGTGGGAACTTAATCCACAAAGAGGTAGAGCAAATAATTCTGCAGTAATTTTAAGGAATAGAGTTCAAAAAGAAGAATTTGACCATCTTTGGGAAATAATTCAAGACTCTGGTTCTGGAGAACCTGGTAAATATTTTACAAATGATCCAGAATATGGTACTAATCCTTGTTGTGAAATATCTTTAAGACCTTATACTTTTTGTAATTTAACTGAAATAAATGCAGGATTAGTTAATACTCAAGAAGATTTTGAAGAATATGCAAAAATAGCTGCATTCTTTGGAACATTGCAAGCAGGTTTTACAGATTTTCATTATCTTAGAAATATCTGGAAGAAAAATACTGAAAAAGACTCATTAGTAGGAGTAGGTATAACCGGAATTTGTAATGGGCCTATCCTAGATATGAATTTATCTAGTGCAGCTCAAGTTGCTATGGATGAAAATGAAAGAGTATCTAAAATTATTGGAATCAATAAAGCTGCAAGAGTTACTACAATTAAACCTAGTGGTACAACAAGTTGTGTAGTTGGAACTTCTTCAGGAATACACGCTTGGCATTCTAAATACTATATTAGGAATATTCAATGTAAAGTAGGAGATGATTTATATGAATTTTTCTCTACAAATCACCCTGAACTAATAAAAGTGATGGATTATGACCCTAATAGTGCAGTAATTGGACTGCCAATGGAAGCCCCTCAAGGAGCTATTTTAAGAGAGAATGAGAATGCTTTAACAATGTTAGAAAGAGTTAAAAGATTTAACTTAGAATGGGTTAAAAAAGGACATAGGAGAGGCCCAAATACTAACAATGTATCAGCTACTGTAAGTATTGATGCATCAAAAACTTATCATACAGAAAAATTAGGTATTTTAAGTGAATGGAAAGTTGTTGGAGCTTGGATGTGGGACGAGAAAAATACATATAATGGACTATCTGTATTACCTTATGATGGTGGAACATATAAAGATGCTCCATTTCAAACTTGTACTAAAGAACAATATAATGAAAAGATAGATTATATAGAAAATAACCCTATAGATTTAACTAAAATTAGGGAAGAAGATGACAACACAGACCTAGCAGGGGAAATAGCCTGTGCTGGAGGGTCTTGTGAAATTGTATAAAATGAAAGACTATAATAAATTTATTGCAAAACTATTAAAAGAAAAAAAGTATGAAATAATACCTAGTAGTAAAAGAAGGAACACTATAAAAATTAGAAACATATTATTAGATGAATATTATATAGTGCATCCAGGAGATAATGCAATACAACCAATTAAAAATTGGATAAAAAGAATAGAAAAAATAAAAGAATAGAAATGAATACAAATATCAAATACCATAAATTAACAGATAACAAACATTACTTCACTGTAACAAATACAACAGGCAAAACTATTTTGCAATCTAATACTTATACAAGAAAACATGATGCTAAAAGAGGAGTAGAGTCTTTTATAAAAGCAGTGCAAAATGATCAATTTCTTACTTACTTTAATAAAAAAAGATGCTATTTTTCAGTTGTAAATAGACATGGAAAAGATTTAGCAAAAAGTAAATTGTGGAGTAGAAGAAGTGATTTGTCAAGAACAATTAACAAACTAAAAGAAGTGTGGAAACATTGATATATACGAGTGACCTAGTAACCTCATTAAAAACAATATTAGGTGGTGACCAATTAAGTAAATAATATTTACGTGGCTAAATCCCAGGGTGTAATGCTCTGGGATTTTTATTTAAAAAAAACAAATATGAATACACAAATAGATGATGACCCTTATAGTAGAACTAATTTAAATGAAGGGCGTGATTATGGAATAGGATTTAGTGTTTTAGAGGAAAAAGCTAAAAATCATTTTACTCCTATTCATCCTTTTTCTGCTTGTAAAGACTATTTAAATGATTTTCTGTATATAGAAAATACAGGTTGTGAATTAGGTGAAATCTACGGATTTAAACACGAATTTATAAATTATTTTAAAAACAATAAAAAATTAATATTAGGAGTTAGGTCTTTATATTACAGATGTAATGGGACTGAAGAAGAAGATTATAAATGGGATGGCTATGATCAATCTTCTACTTTTATTTATAACAATAAAGAAAACTTAGTAATGGCTCTTAATTTCTTAGAGCATAATATCTTTAATAGCAATACTTTTTTAAAAGATGTTGAAAAAAATAATACTAAATGTATAGGATTTACAAATGATACTATAGTATTAGAATTAAATCCTATATGGACTAAAACTGCATTTGGTATTAGCTTTATTACTTTGTTTATAAGATGCTTTTATAATTTTGATAAAAAAGTTACTTTAGAAAATATTTTAAAGCATACTCCTTATATTCCAGATGATGAAATGATGTTTTCTAATATATCTACTACTTTACAAAATGATGAAGAAGGTAAATATATTAGAGAAAAAATATTAGATAAAAAAGATTACTATTTAAAGTATAAAGATGCTTTAAATAATAAAATACATAATCAAGGAATAGCATATTTAGTAAGTATGCCTAAAAAAGAATTAATTTAAAGTTTAAATTAATGATTAATGAATAGATAAAGGGGGAAATTACTCCCCCTTTTTTTATTTAAGGAACGCTAATTTATCTTCTGGATAGAATGCATCATAAAACTGTTTTCCAATACTTCTTTGCCATATGAATTTTTCAAACCTTGTTTTATCTTTAAATCTACCTTTTTGTAGTTTCTGCATTGGCCCCCAAGTACCCTCTTCATCAACAGTAATTAATAAAGACATTGCATCCATTATACTCTCTACCTGATTAAGTCCAGCAGCCGGAGATTTTAATAGTCTTCTATATTCTAATGGATTGTAAAAAGCAGAAAGCTCTAATTTAGACCTATACAATAGATATAAGGCCATTGTAGCTATCCAGTCATCCTCATCATCCAAAGAATCTTCAAATGCCTTTATAAGCCCCATAATCATTCCAATAGATATTAACTCAAAAAGAGTTCTAAGGACTCCTTTTCTTTGATTTTCATTTAGGTTTCTCCAATTAGCTAAAAATGGGGTAACTTCTTGCTTCTTTTCCCTAAACATATTTCTAATAAAAGTAACAACTGGAGCCCCAACTCCAAAAGCAATATAATTTGCAGCAGCTCTTGTATATCCTTCTTCATATACCATAGTATCTAAATTAAGACCTGCCTTTTTAAATCTATCTTCGGCTCCTTTTATCAACCATCCCCTGTGAGTCATTATTAATCTCCCCCAAACACTTTGAGCTAAGGCTCCTTTATCCATTTCATCAAGCATACCATCTGCTCTATTTCCTATATGAATAATCCTATTTTTAACAAGCTTTTGAGTATTTAAATCTATTTTATCCTTAAATTTAGGTAAAACTTCTATTTCTCCTGATTTATTTACAAAATGAGCATTATAAAAACTATTTTCTCTAATAGACGACCAAAGTTTTTCAGCTTCTTTTTTAGCTGTTTTTTTATCTTTTGAACTATCTATAAAGTTCCTTGTAAATTGTTGTTTATTAACCCATTCCCCTTTATAATACCTTAAATTATCCATTATAGCTAATGCTATTTTTCCCTTAACTCTATAATCAGCTAACTGATAAGTACTATAAAAAATATCTTTTAGTTGTCTTCCTGCCTGAGTTTCAATATTCAAATCCTGAAAGTTAGTAGATAAGAATCCATGTTTCATAAACATTAAGTGCATTTTATTAGTAGGCCTCTTTTTTCCTACTTGACTCATTACTTGTGCAATATTAGGCCAAAATTCTTTTTCTGCCCAAAGTTTAGATTCTTGATTTGTATAATCCCCAACTAAGTCTTCAATTTTAGAATAAACACTACCTACAGTATAACCTGCAGCAGTTGTAAAAATATTAAATCCAAGGTTATTTCTTCTAATATATGCATTAAAGGTATCTAATACCTTACCATAGTTATATGTTTTTCCATTTATAGTAATTTTTTGGTCTTTACTTTTTAATTGACCATAAAAATGCATATCCATAAAAGAATCAAGCAATTGATAAGTATTAGTTTCTACTCCTTGTTTG